TTGGGAGCTTTGCTTCAAGAAGAAAGTTCGGAACTGACCGCTGATGCTCCTTCCCCAGACGTGACCATGGCAGCAGTGGCTGATGTACTTAAAAAGGACACCGCCAGCGTAGATGGTAGCCAACACGGTAAAAGCGACTTCGCCTATACCCCTGATGATGAGCCCAGCCACTGGAAGTTCCCCATCTTCGATGCCAGCCATGTACGCAATGCACTGGCAAGATTTAATCAGGCAGACATCCCAGAATCTGCCAAAGCAGGGGTAAAGGCCAAAATCGATGCCGCTGCGAAAAAGTTTGGAATCGATGTTTCGAGTAAGTCGGCTACTGCCGAAAAGGAACCAACAATGTCCGATACGAAAACTGAAGATGGTGTAGTTGAGGCTCCCGTAGTCGAAGTCGAAAAAGTCGAGACGGTAGAAGCTCCCGTAATCGAAACGGACGTTGAAAAGTCCATCCAAAAGTTTGTAAATGAAGCTGTAAGCACACTGAACACCAAGATTGAAGGGCAGGAAACTGTTCTGAAGTCTCTGGCCAGTTCGGTTGAGACGATTAGTACCCTACTCAATACCCTCAAGCATCTTCCCGCTCCTTTCAAAGGCGTCGTTAACACAACGGCAGTCGCTGTAAGCAAGGAACAGGATAGTGCAGGGGATGTTCAGAAGGTTGCGCCAAAAGACGCCCAGAGCGCCTTTAAACTCGCCCTCGCTCCTGAGAATGCCAAGTCGCTTGATCCTCGCGCCTAAGTATTTCCAGATAGCGGGTCTGCAACACGGCTTTAGTGGTTGGTAGAAACACAAATTTATCCTAAGAGGATTATCATCATGAGTATCACAGACGTAACTAACGAAATCAAGAAAAGCCTCGACGTAACCAAGGCTTCTTGGTCGCAGAGTACTGGCCTTGTTCAGTACAATCTTGAAGCACCAGCGAAGTTTTTGGTGCCTGTCATCACTCCGCTGCGTAACTCTATCCCTCGCGTAAAGACCGTGGGTGGTACGCAAGCCAACTGGAAAGCCATCACTGGCCTCGATTCTGGCAACGTGACGGCGGGTGTTTCCGAAGGTAACCGTGGTGCAGAAATCACGCCTACCGTTACCCCCTATGTCGCCTCATTCGTCGGCGTAGGTTTGGAATCCAGCTTCACCTTTGAAGCCGAGTACGCTGCCGAAGGTTTTGACGACGTTCGTGCTCGTAACTCGGAGAACCTCCTGCGTCAGTTGATGATTCAGGAAGAGCAGTTGATCGTTGGTGGTCAGGGTACGTTTGGCTTCACCACCTGCAATACCCCTGTTGCTACTTTGCTCACTGGCAAGGGCAGCATGACTCCCGCTGCTGGTCTTACCCTGTACTGCGTTGCGTTGACCCTCAGCGGTCTGCTTCGTAGCTCGGTATCGGCTGGCGTAGCTGGCCGAATTCACCGCCTGAACGCCGATGGCACGTACGATTACGTCAACGGCGGCAACTCTCAGGTCAGTGCAGCTTCTAACGCAGTGACTACCACAGGCAGCAACCTTGGTATTAGCGGTACGGTTCCTGCGGTTGCAGGTGCTGTGGCCTATGCATGGTACTGCGGAGCCTCTGCAGCAACGGCCAAGATTGCGGCTATCACCTCAGCTAACACCGTTACTTTGCTGACCGACCCCACTGGTACCCAGTTTGCGAACGACGCAAAGGTTTCAGGTGATTACTCGGCAGACGCTCTGGTGTTTGACGGTTTAATTGCTCAGGCAGCGAAGAGCGGATCAGGTGCTTATGTTAAGTCTCTGGACGGCGCTGGGTTTACTTCTGATGGAGCGGGTGGAGTAGTCGAAATCGACAACGCTCTCCGTGATCGTTGGGACACCTACCGTCTGGCTCCTTCCGTAATGTACGTCAACTCTCAGGAAGCCAAGTCCATCAAGAACATTGTTATCGGCAACGGTGGAGCACCTCTGGTGCGCTTTGTTTCGGACTTGCCTGATGGAGCACACTCCTTCAGTGCGGGTGCTGCGGTTGGTTTCTACCTGAACCCCTTCAGCCTTGGCGGACCGACCATGATCCCCATCAAGATTCACCCTTACGTTCCTGCTGGCACAGTACTGATGCTGACCGAAGAGTTGCCTTACCCGCTCTCCAACGTTAGCAACGTGTACCAGATGAAACTGCGTCGTGATTACTACCAGATTGAATGGCCAGTAACCACCCGTAAGTATGGATTCGGAGTTTACTTTGACGGTGTGTTGCAGCATTACTTCCCACCCTCAATCATCCTGATCCAGAACGTAGCCTAACTTAATATCCTGACTAGTCAGGCAAACACACCCGATGGTGGTTCCAACCATCATCGGGTTTTACTTTAACACCTTTCTCGGAGCGCATCCCAATGGCTATTACCACCACACTAACAAACAGCGCGAAAATGGAACTGTTGAGCGGAACCCACAACTTTTCGTCCAACACATTCAAGATGGCCTTGATCAAGGTGGGTGCTTCTGGAACCTATGACAAGAACGTCACCAACTACGGTTCAGGCTCTGGCTCACCTACCACAGCTAACTTGGGTACGGATGAATTCAGCGGCTCCACTTATGTTGCTGGGGGCTTTACCATGTCAGGCGTAGCTGTGACGCAGTATGGCGATACCGCTACGATTTCATGGTCAACTAATCCGAATTGGACAACGGCAACAATTAGTGCCATTGGTGCATTCTTGTATAACTCTACTGCCAGCGGCAAAGCAATCGCAATGTTCGATTTCGGCGGAACTGTCACAAGCACCGCTGGTACCTTCACAATTACATTGCCAGCGGCTGGGGCTTCAACCTCGATTATTCGTATTGCCTAACCAGCTAGTCTGGCGGTTTGAATAGGGAATCGCCTATGTGTGATTCCCTTCTTTTTTGGAGTAACTAATGGCTTCAACTTGGTATCTTGACCCCGTAAACGGGTTAGATTCACACAACGGAACTTCATGGGCTCAGGCAAAACTTACCGTCAGTTCTCTGATGGGTCTTACCATCGTTGCGGGTGACTCCGTCCGCATTGCAAAGTCCCCAGACCCAGTAAACACAGGCATCAACGCCACATGGGTCTCCAAACAGAAGTACATCACGTTGGCGTCCGCTCTTACCCAGCTTGTGGACGACTGCGAATCTGGATGGACGCAGCAGACCAACTGTACTGTCACCTACGACACCACTTTATATAAGTCGGGCTCCAAATCCCTGAAGATGGTGACTAGTGGTTCCTTCACTACTGGTAAACTCGCACAATTAACGTCTGGGGTAAATGGGGGTACTGGTTACACCCTGTCTGCCTACCAGCAGCTATCTTTTTGGCTATATAGCACGGCTGCAATCGCTGCCAATGTTCTCCAGATCATACTTTATTCCGATGTAGCTTGCACTTCAGTATTGGCAACCTTCAACGTCCCCCAAGTCATCGGTACTGCAACATGGTACCCCCTAACGGTTGATCTCGGTTCATCGATCTCAGGCACCACGGTGAAGGGTATTGCTGTCAGTGCTGCATCTACCTTTGCTTCACAAACCGTTTACATCGACAACATCAATGTTTGTTATGCCCCAGCTACGGCTGGTGCCATCACTCTGCAAAGCCTCCTGTCTCAGAACAACGCTGTGGGCAACACCGAGGGTTGGTATCCCATTCAATCCATTAACGGTACCACGGTATATCTGGATGGGGGCACGGCGGCAACCCCAGCAACCACAAGGGGGTATTGGAGCACAACCTCCAACTCAGGTGCTGTCGCCCTATATCGACGGGAAACAACTAAGTTTGCTGCTCCTGCTGCACAGACCACAGCAATAAATGCCTTCTCCAAGTCTGGTACTGCTGCCTCTCCTATAGCTTATTCAGGGGGTTGGAACACTTCGTCTGGATTACAAGATGGTGAGACATGGTGGGATGCCTTATGCGGGTGGGGTGGCTGTATCGTATTTGCGAGCAACTATTGCTCGGTGGATAAGATGGCAGCGGTTCGTTCGTACTACGGGCTGTCCATATCCAGCGCAGCCTATATATCATGCGGGATGTTCTACGGGTGTGATTGCTCGTACGCGATGTACATTTCGGGGTCGGCAGCGTACGGGTGGACAATAACTACACTAGTTCTCAACAACAATAACAACACTGGCTCGTCGGCGTCTCTGTCCGCCAACGGCACAGGAAGCATCGGCACCGTGTACGCGATGAACAACGTTGGGTTAGGTGCCAACCTATACGTATCACAAAGCACGATAGGGGCGATCTACTGTTGCAATAATTCAACAATCGGGTTATATTGCAGCAACGGCGGCGGCAGCGTCGTAAAGGGGGGATTTTCAAAGGACAACGGCACCTACGGCATATCTGGGGCAGCCACGGGCTTACCCACCCGCATTTGCAACTTCGTAACCAGCGGCAACACCACCGCTGGATTTGGTGGGGGATTAAACGCCGACTTCTACAATTGTCTGTTCAGTGATACCACGGTGTCGGCTGGCTTCACCCCATCCTCCGCAGAGACGGTCACTTCCACCGATCACCAGCAGACTTCTGGTAACTCATGGACATTCGTAGATGGTGGGCAGTGGTACGCCCAAGCTACAACCAGACATACTTCCTCTGGTGTAGCGTGGCGTATGGTCATCACTGGAACCAACAGAATGGCCTACAACCCCATCACCATGCCTGTGGCTCGTATCGCTGTACAAGCCAACCTACCTGTCACGGTTACAGCGTGGGTAGAGAAGGACGATGCCAACAAGATTCAAGCCCAGTTGATCTGTCCAGCCAATCAAATTGCTGGGGTTACGAGCGATGTGACAAGCGCAAGCGCAGCAAACGCCTCATGGCAACAACTCTCCATTACCTTCACCCCCACTGAGATAGGGGTGGTGGATATTTTCCTGCAAGCATGGTACGTGAGCGGCACAGGTAACGTCTACGTTGACGACGTGGCTTTTACTCAATAATCATCAGAGGATGGAGCATGGCAGCAGAGGTGCTAAACATAGAGACGCAAGGGACCGATCCCTCTGGAGTGTGGTATGCGTGGGTGGACTGTGATGATGCTGGTGTGGTGATTTTCACTTTCGATCAGGATTTTGAGCCTACCACGGATGAGGTTACTACCACCGCACAACAATGGTGTGATGACTGGAACGCAAACGCAGCTAATGATGATGACGATGAGTAGGTAGATGGCTTATACATCAGCAGACGAACTCGGGTTGGATATTGGGTATAAAGGCAGTCCTTTTTTAGGGGGAGTGTCCCCCCAGCTATCAAGCACCGATCTCGACACCGCCACCTATAAAGGTTCGGAGTTCGTCACCAATACATCCCCTATTTCTGCATCTGTAGCTATTTCTGGGGTCGCTGCAACTAGTGCAACTACAGGGGTCACCCAGACCGCTGACTGTAATGTTAGCATCACGGGGGTGGTTGCTACCTGCTCAGTTGGGGTAGTAACACTTGTCACGGATTGGTCGGTTGCGGTAGCTAGTGTCTATACCACAAGCTACGTAAGTTCACCAGTATCTGTGTTTGGTGCAGCTAATGTCTCCCCCCCGTCTGTATCGGTAACCTCCTCTACAGGAAGCATAACCCCCACCATAGACGCCAGCTTTGCAATCAGCGGTGTTGAGACCGATTCATCGGTTGGCAGCGTTGCTACAACCGCAGATGCTTCAGCCTCCTCCTTGGGTGTGGAAGCCGATTCAGCGGTTGGCACCCTAGCCTTTGTTATCTCCTCTTCTGTCCCCCTCACTGGTGTGGAAGCACACTCAGCGGCTGGTGCCCCTGTAGCTCAAGGCACAGGCTCTAGCACCGCTTACATTGCGGGTGCTGGTGCTGTTTCGGCTTGCGGTTCTCCAGCTAAATCTGGCACCGCTGTAATCGGGCTGACAGGTGCATCAACAACCGCTGCCTGTGGAACCGCAACCGCCTTTGGGAGCACTAACGCCACTGTCAGTGTGATGGGAGTTGCAGTCTCCTCAGCAACTAGCTCATTCTCTACCACTGGTACCGCCAGCGCCCAACCACAGGGAGCTTCTGTATTTTCTGGAGTTGGCACCCCCGCTGAGACCGCTGATGCCCTGACCTTCCTTGTAGGGACTGCGGTGACATCCCAAGCTGGTATAGCTGGCGTCATCATGCCCTTTGGTGTCAGCACAGGTTTGGTGGATATCGCAGCTATAACCGCCAGCGCAGTGGCTTCCACAGTGCTGGATTCCTCCAGCCCGAGCAGTGAAACCAGTATGTCCATAAGTAGGGTAGAAGGTGTAAATGGGGTGGATGGTCTTGCAGTAAATACTTTGGGGGATTTTGATTAATGTAACTGCGGTTGCGCTTAGTCCCCAACTTAACGTAGGCGTGGGGCAACCGCCCAAAGAATATCAGAACGTTTTGGAGTCGTCAATGCCAATCTTATCCGCAACCGCAGTATTAAGACCACTAAATGACCAAACGTTGGAGGTCACTGGCCTCACCATGGCTGGCGTCCCTGTAACTGGTGCTGAGATGGTCGTCACCTTGGTTGATGAACGGGGCACGATTGTTGATGCCATTAATGCCGTCCCCCTAACTGATGTCACTGGCGAAGCTGGAAACTACAGTGGGATGATCACCGCTGCCTTTACTGCACCTGCTGGGGATTATTTTCTGCAGATCACAGCAGTTAAGGGTGTGAGTAATTATTACACGGAACAACCTGTCCGTGTGCCCTATCTCACCATCACGGACACCTCAGATGGCTTGTGTACCGTAGCTGCCCTCAAGAGTTGGTTCAACCTGCCCAACACCCCCTCTGACAAGGATGCTTTGTACCAGAGGGTTATTGGACGCTTTACAGCTTATGCCCTGAACGAGTGCAACCGCACAGCATTCCTTTCGCAGACCTACACAGAACATTTCAACGGCACTTGGGGGTACAAGATTTGCCCCAAATATGCCTTCCCTACCAGTCCGATCACCGCTGTGTCCTTGGTGACCGTTGACTCGGGGATTATCCCCCCTGCAGCGAGCGATACCGCTTCTGGCTTTGTATTTGATGATTCCACGATTTATCTCAGGGGATACACCTTCACCAAGGGCATTCAGAATGTAGGCGTTAGCTACACGGCTGGATTGGCATCCATCCCAACTGAATTGGAACATGCCGCTCTGGAAGCTTGTATTTACTGGCTCAAGAGACGTGAGTATGTGGGTCAGGACATTGTCAACTTGGGGAACCAGACGGTCACCTTTGATAAAGCTGACATTCCTACATCGGTTCGCAATGTGTTGGATCAGTACATGAGACGCAAATGATTCTTCTGACTTTTAATGGGACAGATGCAAAGGTCGTCAACTGGCTGCAGCAGTCAGGCTCCAAGATTGTGGACGCCTTACGATCAGCCATGCTGGAGCAGATGTTCGAATTGCGTGACTACGTGGTTGGTTCCAAGCTTTCTGGACAAGTGTTGAACACGAAGACAGGCACCTTACGACGGGCTCAGGTTGCCAGTATGACTTCTACGGCTAGTCAGGTTGTGGGGGTGGTGGCCACCGATCCCAGTGCGGGATATGGCTACGTTCATGAATACGGTGGGACGTTTACCGTGCGGGAACATCTGCGGAAGACCATCCGAGGAGTTCGTACCGTCAGAGAGCATGACGTTACTTTCCCTGAACGATCCTACTTACGATCCTCGTTAGACGATAGATCATCCGCCATTGTTCAGGCTTTGAGGGAAGCGATTCAGGTCACTATTACCGAAGGAACATCATAATGCAGACTCCCCGAGAACAAATCTACTTAGCGTTGTACACCCTGCTCCAAGGCATCACGGATTGGAATTTTGTAGACCGTCAATTTCACGTAATCACTGAGATTTCTGAAGGTCAATTCCCCGCCATGATGATGTGTCAATCCAAGGAAAAGGCTGAGGTCACAGGTCGTGGGATTCCAATCCGCTGGCGGTTACTGGTCGAAGTCGTCATTTACGTGGATACCACGAATGATCTTGAGAGCATCCCCGCGAGTTTGATAAATCCCCTGATTGATGCAGTGGAACTAGCAATTCAGCCTGATGTTGGAAATCAGAGCAACCTGCCCCAGACATTGGGGGGTTTGGTGAGCCAATGCAGGATCAACGGAGAGATCGAAACGGACGAAGGTAAGTTGGGGGCTAGGGGTTGGGTAGTGATCCCCGTGGAAATAACAGTTCCTGCGTAAACAGCAGTATTAAAGGGGATGAGAGAGATTCCCTTATCAAAGAATTATTTTGCCTTGGTGGATGACAAAGATTTTGAACAGGTCTCCCAACACAAATGGAGTGCTTCTGAGTCCCCATATACGGTATATGCCGTCAGAAATATATACACCACGGAAGGCAAACGACGACTGGAATATTTACACAGGTTCCTGTGTCCAGATGCCGAGTGGGTAGACCACGATGACCACAACGGGTTGAACTGTCAGCGTTACAATCTCCGACCCTGCAGCCCATCAAACAATGGTTGCAATCGCGAAAAGATTCGCAAGCCAACCTCTTCCAAATACAAAGGTGTTTATCTCCAGAAGGCTGACCGCAAGCATAAGACTTGTTGGGTAGCCCAGATAACCATTGAGGGTAGGAGAACCCGTTTAGGGGAATTTGGTTCAGAGGATGAAGCCGCAGCCGCTTACAACAAGGTTGCTACCAAGCACTTTGGGGAGTTCGCCCTGATTAATGAGATCAGTTCATTTTAAGATAAAAGCAAGTATGTCATTAGTGTAGCCACAGGTCGGAGTTACCGACATAAAGGACACAACACTATGATATATTTCGCCAACGGTACCCTATTCGGAACTCCAACTGGGGGTAATCTTGCCGCCAACCCCACACCCACGAAGTTTGGGATTCTGCAGGACGTTTCCGTGGACTTTAGCGGCGATTCCAAAGAATTATTCGGTCAGAACCAGTTCCCCGTGGACTCAGCACGTGGCAAGATCAAGATCGGGTGGAAGGCCAAATTTGCGTCGGTCAACGGCAAGATGCTGAACGATCTGTTCTTTGCCGATGTTATCACCACTCCCATGAACCTGTTCGCGATTGACGAGGCTGCTGCGATCCCCACAACGCCTTTCACCATCTCTGTTGCCAACCATACCAAGTGGGTTGCAGATGACGGTGTAATCAATGTCTCCACTGGTGAGCAACTGGTGGCCACTACGGGCGCGGTGGGCACTGGCCAGTACTCAGTGGCATCTGGCGTCTATACTTTCGCATCCGCCGATACGGGCACTGCCGTCATCATCAGCTACAGCTACAACGCTGGTACTGGTGTGGGCAACAGAATCTCTATCGTCAACCACCCCATGGGCTACTCTCCTCAGTTCAAGATGGAATTGACGAACAACTATCAGGGCAAGAGCCTTTCTCTGACTCTCAATGCTTGCCGTGCGAATAAGCTGACCTTCGCTACGAAGGTTGATGACTATGCCATTCCCGAGTTTGACGGAACGGCTTTCTGTGACGCTAGCGGAAATGTTGGGTTCTTCGACATCAGCGATTAGTGGCTTGTTTTCAATGACTTACAACATTCTCACAAATCGGGGGTTGGTAAACAACCCCCACCCTTCCTTCCGCAGTATTAAGTCATATGCAAACAATCCCCATCATCTCCGATACCTTACGAATTTTAATACCACCCGTTCCTCTTAACGAGCAGTTTGGTCATATCTACCTAGTCCGCAACACCTCCAACGGCAAGGTGTACATCGGGCAGACCAAAACAACTGTGGCCAAACGGTGGAATGTGCATGTGACAAGTGCAATCAAAGAAAAGCATGGTAGCCCACACCTCTATGCTGCCATACGTAAGTATGGCGTCTCGGCCTTCACGGTTACAGAGTTGTGTCAGGGACGATCCAAGCTAGAACTGGATGGGCTTGAGAAGATGTATATCAGCTTCCATCAGTCACGTGATCACGCTAAAGGTTACAACATCTGCAAAGGTGGCGAAGGTTTTACAGGTAAGCACACTGCAGATACCAAACGGCGAATCACACAAGCTGGAATGGGTCGAAAGCTAACTGACGAGCACAGGGCAACACTGCTTGCTAGTCGCACAGGTGCTAAAGCATCTGAAGTCACCTTACAGCGTTTACGTGAGTCCCACAAGGGTAAGAAGACTCAACCCATGCCTGACTCCACACGCATGGCGATACGAGCATATTTAGTTGGTCATGTCGTCTCGGAAGAGACTAGGCAGAAGATCAGAGTAGCGAATGTAGGTAAGAAGTATTCCGCAGAAGTAAATAAAAGCAAAGGACGTATCCCTTGGAATAAAGGTACGACCCCCTCACAGGAAACAAAAGCGAAGCTGAGAGCCGCTAATTTAGGCAAGATGGCTTCAGAAGAGACCAAAGCAAAGCTCCGTAATAGAACCCCTTGGAACAAGGGACTCAAGAAAGGCATAACCCCCCATGAGTAAAACACAAACAGTTGAAGTTGAGGTACAGGAAGGCTTGCAAACAGTTGAAGTTGAGGTACAGGAAGGCTTGTCTGACAAAGAATTGATGGATGAGCAGCGAGCAATACAAAAAATAAAGGATGTCCCCATCCCCCCCATCGATGGTGACCCCTTCACCATGTGTGGACAAACCGTCATCGTGCCCCCATTGAAAGTAAAGCACCTCGTTAAGTATGCCAAGGATATGCAGAAGCTGGCTGGCTTCAATAACGCTACGCCAGCGGATGAAGCTTTCACTACGGCTCTCCCCATCATCCATGCTGCCCTGTGTCGGAATTACCCCACTCTTACCACGGATGACGTAATGGAACTGTTGGACGTTTCCATCCTGTCAGATGTAACTCTCAGCATCATGGGGCGGTCTGGCTATAAGAAGCTGGCAGCGGGGGAATCCCCCCAGCAGAGGTAAGTCCCCCTGACTGGCATTGGATTTACAGCCACGTCAGCACCTCTGCTGGATTGAGTCCCAGAGAAGTGGACGAGATGGAATATGACGAGGTTGCTGCTCTCTTCGACTATTGGAAAACTAACCCCCCTAGTCACGTGATGATTCAGGGGTTTTTCAAGATGGGTGGGGGTGACACGAAGTCAGGTGAAATGACTGACGAGCAGTTTCAGGAATTAAGCGCAGCGATTCCGATGAGGTAAGAACGGAAGAAGGCACAATGAGCGATAGCAACGAACTCGATATCAAAGCAGTCGTAGATATAAGCTCCGTCGAATCGGGGATGAGCGATGCTGCGTCTGCGGTGCAAGCCAGCACTGCGGAAATGTCCGACTCTTTTTCCAATATGCAGTCGGTGTCGGCAGGTGCCTTCAGCAGCATGGCCAATAATGCGGCTACGGCTGGTGATGAGATGGAAGCCGAGTTCAGCAAGACTGAAGCTCGGCATGCAGCCCATATGTTGGGGATGAATCGGGCTGTGGGTTCCTTCGTTTCTGAAATGGGTGGAGTAGGTACAGCGATGGCTGCAGCTTTCTATCCTCTGGCAATCATTGAGTTGATTGAGTGGCTGGTGAAGGGGGTTGAGAAGCTCAGTGATTGGGCAAATGCCGCTGAGTCAGTAAAAGGAAAAGCGGTTGAGACCGAGAGCGCATGGGTTACCACCATGTCCAGCATACAGGCTGGCATCGATAAGACCGATGAAAAGATCGTCAGCATCACACAGGGGTCAATCGCTGGCATGGAATTTGGGCTCAAGCACATGGGCGACATGGGCGTTATCGCCATGGATAAGGTCATCGCTGAAATGGGTAAGTTCCAAGGCCAGATTGGGGCAATGGAAGGCTGGTGGGGAAAGTTTATTGAATATGTACAAACATCAGGCACAGCGGGATTTGATAAGGTCGTTAATAGTCTGGTGCTTTCCTTCACGGGAATCAATCTAAAGCTCGCTCCTATCAACAACACATTATTACCAACCGAAGACTTACGGAAGTTCAAGAACGAGATAGACGATGTCAGAACCACTGCGGAGAAAGCCTCCCCTGATGATCCTTTCGCGGGGATTAATAAAGCCATTCCCATGGCTTTGCTCAAAATCCAGCAATTGAAAGCTGCTTTACCCAGCGTACCTGATGCGCTCAAAGACTCCGCTCAAGAAGAAATAAGGGACATTCAGAAGACCGTTGACATGCTCGGCTTAGAGCAAAAGGCCATCACTGAAACCCAAAAACTGAAACAAGCAGAGATTGGATCGGCTGGGGAAAAGCAGCAAGCAGCTTCAGATGCAGCCACCCTGAAAGGCCAGCAACAGGCGGCAACTCAGGAGAGGGCATTGGCGGACAAGACTGCCGATGACATGTTGAAGGATGCAGAAGCTGCTGCCAAGAACCAAGTCGCCCTCGAAGTTGCGACAGGAACCCAGCGTGTGGATGCGGAACTGGAAGTCAACAGTAAGTTGATTGCTGCCCAAAAAGCCTACACCGATACCAAAGAGAACAACCTGCTCAAAGAATTTCAGGCGATGATCGCTATCAATGAGCAGGAGCGGCAAGCCTTAGTTGATAAGGGGGGTAACGCAGACGATGCCAAGATGATCGAGAACGCGAATCAGCGTTTGGCCATCGAAGCGAAATACTCGCAGCAGTATCAGGAGCTTGTGGCCAATGGCAATCGGGCTGTACAGAATCTTGAGACCCAAGCAACTAATGAGCGCACTGAAATCTATAGGAAAAGTTGGACGGAGAGGATTGATGATAACACCGCCTCTCTACGGTCAGAATTAGCCGACCAACAAAGGACGATAACCCAAGAGACAGAAGCAATCAAGCAGGGTGCAGCCCAGCAGCTACAAGTGATAAATGAAAAAGAGCGCATGGGGCTGCTCTCTTTTCAGGATGCACAAAACAAGAAAAAGACTGTCCTTGATGAAGAGAAACAACAACTCAACACACTCTACTTGGATGAGTATAAGTGGCTGGACGAACAAAAACAGCAAATCTTTGACACCATCATAGCCTTGAAGCAGCAGTTGACCACCCTCAGTTCACAAGACCCCCTTTACCAGAAACTCATTCAGGATATTCGTACCCTGAGTCAGGCTTACGACAAGAACGGCGAAGCTCAAGTAAAGATGATGCAGGACATGAATAAACAGCTAACCACTGTGGATACTGCCATCAATAAACAGAGTTTAACGTGGGGACAATATTTCCAGAAGTTCAACGTCAATGTTCACAACGCTGCCCAGACGCTTCGTACTTCGTTTCAGAATGTGCTTACCCAACTTAACCAAGGATTTGGCAACGCCTTCAACCAGTGGATTTCAGGCTCCCAGAGCTTCGCCAAGTCCATGGCTCAGATGGGGGATCAGATTCTAAGCAGCTTCGTTGGCATGTTGGTCAACATGGCACTGGAGTGGGTTGAGAAGCAAATCTTCATGACCCTGTTCAAGAAGTCTCAGGCTGTTCTAAATATCCAGACAGATGCTGGGGAAGCTGGAGCAGCGGGTACCGCTAGCATGGCAGGAGCCCCATGGCCTCTCAATATGTCCGCTCCCGCCTTCGGTGCGGCTATGTCGGCATCGGCGGAAGCCTTCGGTTCACTGGGCATCATGGAACAGGGTGCCCTTGTTCCCAATGACCAACTGGCCATGGTTCACAAAAATGAAATGGTTCTACCCGCCCACATTTCCAATCCCATGCAGAACATGCTGGCTAAGGGGAACTTCGGTGGGGGGCAGGATTTGACTGTCCACAACAACATCCAGATTCATGCCATGGATGGGGCATCGGTGGAACGAGTGCTGCAGAGTCAGGGTGACTTGATTGGTCGCATGTCCACCAACCGTTTGATCAAGGCAATTAAGCAGGGTCAGTTTAGGGGTGGAATTTAGTGCTGGCAACCGATATTAATGCGTCAGGATTTGGCTTTCAGACGGCCATCACCTATGCCAACCAAGGCTATAGCGGTGAAGGCTTCACTATCGGCTCGATTTCCGTCACCGTTTACTACAACAGTGGAAGCCAACAGACCAAGACAAAGACCAGCTACTACTACGGGGGGATCGGGGCTAAACAGAGTGGCACAACCTCCAACATCCCCCTCACGAACTTTGGGTTCTCTATACCCACTAGCGCGGTACTTGATGGCATTGAGGTGCAGTATTACCTCACGCCCAACGATTATAACCTCACCGTCAGTACGTCAACTATTCAGTTGTTGGTCAGCCTGACAGCGGTGGGTACAGCTAAATTGGGCAGTGGCTCTTGGGGGGATAGCACCGACCTGTGGGGCACAACTTCCAGCAGCAATGCCACCGCAGCCATTGTAGGTGCAGGGGCAACCGTCTCCACCAGTCCAGTCAATCAGGCTGTGGGCTCGGCTGCGATCACGGGTGTGGGGCTCGTCGCTTCCACTCACACCGTAACCTACTCAGGCATCAACAATACGACCAGCGTCAATATTGCGGGTGTGCAGTGTACGGGCTATACGGCTTATCTTGCGGCTTCAGGTCGCACCACTTCCGACTGCTACTTCCCACTTCTGCAAGGCTTGATGTGGGATGTCAAAAAGACCCCCCTATTCAATAACTTTATCCAGACCCCCAGCACCTTGAGGATTGAATCGAGAGTCCCTATCACCACCCAGCCTCAGATGAAGTTTGATGTGAGCTACGAGTTCTTGCGGCAACATCAGACGATTGCCTACAAGGAATTGAATACGCTGGAGGGGTTCTTTCACGCGAGGCTGGGCAACTTTTATTCCTTCTTGCTGGATGTGAGCACCCTCACCCAAGACACGGCTGACGCTTATACCTACTACGCTCCCGTGTCGGACGATGCTGGGAATCTCAGCGCGGATGGGGTCTCTGCCAGTTTCCAGTTGATGAACACTAGAGGGTCATTCACCGAGGTGGTGGATGCAGTGGACGCGGGGAGTTTTTCGCTATATGTCAACAATGTGTTGCAGAGTACCAGCAACTACTCTCTGAATGCCGCCTATGGTTGGGTAACATTTACTCCCTCTCATATCCCTGCAGCTAAAGCAGTGGTGACGTGGAGTGGGCATTACTACTATCGAGTACGATTCAACGACCCCAGTGTGGAGTTCAGCCTGTTCCAGTGGCGGCTGTGGGAATGTCAGAGTATGTCTCTACTACAGGTGTGTGATTACAGGCCACTGCTGGGAACTTCAGTCGAATAATCCAAGGAGTTTATCATGTCAATTTTATGGGCGGGTGGAGAAGATATCAGTTTCATGCAGGGGGTCTTGACGAGTATCAACACGAGTGGGTTTCGGTCAGGCTATGCTCGATGTTCACTGAACATTCCCAGGGGGGCTGGTGGCGCTTGCAAGGGCAACCCCTTCACCCCGATCACCAGCGGCTGGATCACCTTTCGGCAACAATCGACTGTTGGGGGCGTGAGTGGCTTTCTTGGGGGGTTCGGTCAGAGTACGTCAGCGAAATGTCTTGGTATCTCATATGGTGGCACGGGTTATCAAACGGCGCTGACCTTATATAACGGTACAACGTGGACTACTCTCGCTACCGAGGCGGGAGTTTCTCTGACAACCGCTATACAGAAGTTTGACATCCAACTCATCAACTACGGTACCACCGCCACCGTCAACGTCTGGGTGGATGGGGTGCAGGTTATCAGCTTTGCAGGGAATGTCTCCATCTCAGGGGTCACGGGCTTTGACTCTACCTTTTTCGGACCGCAAGGTTCAGGCACTGGTGGCTACAACAATTTCTCTGAGGTCATCGTAGCGGATGAGGATACCCGCAATTTCAGTTTGGTCACCCAAGCTCCCACGGCACTAGGAACAACCGACCAGTGGACGGGGGCATACACCGACGTGAATGAGATCACGCTTAATGATGGGACGGATGCTTATACCTCCACAGCTAACCAAGATGAGCAGTTTGCGGTTAACTCTCTCCCTACAGGGGCGTTTTCAATCAAAGCAGTGATGGCTGCAGCCCGTGCTACCAAATCATCAACGTCAACCATAGGCACCCTCAAACTGGGTTGGAATATTGGAGGGACAGTCAATGTTTACGCGGGGCACACATTGGCTATACAAGAGCGCATCGCAATGCAGAATCCCATTACCTCAAACATCTGGCAAACCAGCGAAGTCAATGGTCTGCAGATTGACTTACAGTCGGCGACTTAATTTATGTCAGATATCGCACCGCACAACATGACGGCGAACAACGTCCCCACGCCATTTGTGGCCTCGGCCTCAACGAACCTTGGCTCTGGTGCTGGTGGCAATGCCTACAACGCTTTCGATGATTCGAATCCTGCGACGTACCCCTATTGGTTGGGCACGGGTGGTGGCGTAGACTGGCTACAACTTGATACTGGCGGGTCTTACGTCTTACTACGGTACACAATTAAGTCTGAACAGGATGGTTTCCCAGCTAGGGCACCTAAGAATTGGACGTTTCAAGGCAGCAATGATGGTTCAAGTTGGACAACCCTCGATACCCAAACTAACCAAACGTCGTGGGGTAGTGCTGAACAGCGAGTCTTTAGGTTCACAAACAGCACGGCGTATCGCTACTACCGTCTGAATATATCAGCCAACAACGGGGATGGAACCTACACAGGCATCGGAGAAGTTTATCTTTACACGGATGACGGAATTCCTACTGGTGTAGTGGTTAGTAAGGCCAATACCTATACCGTTGCAACCACCCCCATAGGCGGCTCCGTCAGCAAGCTCGTCAACTATGTGGTGACAACAGACCATCAGCAAGAGTCCGTCAGCAAGCTCGTCAACTATGTGGTGACAACAGACCACCAACACGAGGCGGTCAGTAAGCTTCTCAACTACGTAGTGACCTCGTCAGCACCATGGTTTGGTGCCAGTAAAGTGCTCAACTATGTGGTGCTCAACTATCCTGTCTCTCAGATAACATTACCAACTATAGGATTAACATGGGATGTCAAAAAGACCCCCATATATCCCATTTTTGTACAGACCCCCGCTCTGTTGAAGAACGAAACCCGCATCGCTTTGTCCGACACCCCCCAATATAAGTTCAGCCTGACTTTTGAGTTTTTGCGGGAAGACCCCGTTGCATACAGGACGGAATGTACAGCATTGGAATCCGTATTCAAAGCCTTGGGGGGGAACAAGAAATCTTTCTTGCTGGACTTAAGCACCCTGACGCAAGACCCCGATGACACCCTGATTTATACGGGGGGCACATCTATTGGCACAACTTACATGGCTGCGGATGGTACCACTACAAAGTTCCAGCTAGCCCGAACGATCCCCAACTCGTATAGCAGCAGTACATGCACAGAAATCATCGATGCGGTGAACCCAAATGCCTTCACTCTGAGCGTGAATGGGGTACCCACGACGGCTTACACGCTGAATGCAAATTACGGATGGGTGACCTTCTACACCCCACCCGCCTTGGGAGCAACTATCACATGGACAGGTAAATTCTACTACCGTGTTCGCTTCGCTGACCCTTCGAGTGAATTTGCTTTGTTCCAGTGGCGTTTATGGGAATGCCAGAAAGTCGATCTGCTTCAAGTCTCAGAATTCGCATCCAGTTAAGCAAATCCACGAGTATTAATACGTATGGTTATATATCTCATCACGAACACCATTAACGGCAAAGTCTATGTTGGAAGGACAAAGCAAACCGCTGCATGTCGGATGAAGACGCACCTTGCTTTATCTCGTAAGGGGGATAAAGGTTCCCCGCTGCTTTATCGAGCTATACGTAAACACGGCGAGGATGCATTCACACTTACGACCCTGTGTAGTTGTGACAGCTTGGAGCAACTCAACCGCATGGAACAAATATTCATCATGGCATTGCGCTCTACCCACAGGGACAGGGGATATAACCTCGTTGATGGTGGAGAAGGTTGTCTGGGGTTACCCAAGTCTGAGGCATTTAAGCAATTCATGAGCGAACGAATGAAGGGTAATACATATGGTTTAAACCCATCTGATGAGAATAGACGCAAGATGGCCTCATCCTTTAAAGGTAAACACCATACGGATGAGCACAAGGCGTACATGTCGAAGCGTTTGACAGGACGCATCATCTCGGATGAGACAAAACAGAGGTGTGGTGAATGGCAGAAGGGCAGGATACTTCCACCAGAAACCAGAGCGAAGCAAAGTGCGGCGAGTAAAGCCATGTGGGCTGACCCCGTGCGTAGACAACAAATACTTGACGCCCGAAAGAAGGCACGGCAATGAAACAGGCTTCTCCCGCATTTATTAGTATGTTGCAGAATAACTCAACGTTTTTTCGGGCTGACCTTTGGCAAATTGTCCCCCTTAATCCCGTCACCCCCATGTACTACACCTCTTGGCCTCGTCCCATCACCGTGGGAACCACGGTGTTTCAACAAGGATTACCCAACTTCAAACGAAACCGTTTGTCGGCGGAAGTGGGGGTCAAGGTCACAACATTGGATATGGAGATGAGTTGGGACAGCACGTGTCTTTTACCCAATGGCAACCCCATGGGAACCTTCATTGCAGGTGGGGGGTTAACGGGAGCAATGGTGACTTTACAGACAGCCATCATGCTTACACCCCCAACCAACGCTGCTCTTGACCCCCTTCTGGCTGGGGTGGTCACTCAGTTTGTAGGTGAGGTGGGTGGGGCTGACTCGATAGGTAGAAGCTCAGGCAAGTTCTCAGTGAATTCCCTGTTGAACCGTTTAGACCAGTATGTACCCCGTAACCTCATTCAACCTTCCTGCCCATTCCAACTGTTTGATGCCTCTTGCACAGTGAACCCAGCGTCTTTTTCAACCACGGGAACAGTAGGAGCGGGAAGCACAGCGAACCTCATCCAGTGTACTTTGAGTCAACCCACCAACTGGTTCCAGCAGGGCAAGATTCAGTTCACCTCGGGAGTATTAGACGGGCTCTGGTTCTCCATACGTTTCTCCAGTGGTACCAGCATCACCCCAACCAAGACCATGGGGATCGCTCCAGCGGCTGGGGATACGTTTATCGCGTTTGCAGGGTGCGATAAAACCATGAGCACCTGCCAAAGCAAGTTTGTCAACATCACTAACTTTGGGGGCTATCCCTTCGTTCCCGCACCCGAGGCGACACTTTAACATGAAGACTTACACGATCTATCTGATTCGCAATAACGTCAACGGCAAGGTCTATGTGGGTCAGACGATAAAGAGCCTTCCGAGACGCTGGACACAACATTGCTGTTCAGCGAAGAAAGGCTCCCCGCTATATATTCATCGGGCGATGCGTAAGTGCGGAGTTGGTGACTTTACAGTTGAAGTACTTGCCACCGCTAGCAATAAAGAGTTGTTAAGCGAAGTGGAGAGGTTCTGTATCAAACACTTCAGGTCAAACGATGCACGGTATGGCTACAACATGACTGAAGGTGGTGAGGGAGCCACAGGGAGCAGTGCTGCCCTAAAAGCTCGGTGGCAGGAGCCTGAGTATAGAGCAATGATGATGGCACATAAATGTATGAGCCACTCGGGGCAGTTTAAGAAGGGTCAAGTCTCACCCAACAAAGGTGTGCCAAGATCAGCCGCTACCAAAGCAAAGATTTCTGCTGCAGGGAGGGGTAGAAGCCCCCACAACCTTGGTAAAAAGACTCCCGATGCCATACGAGCGAAGCAGAGTGAGGCACGACTAGCTTACCTCAAACAACACCCAGATTCTGGAAGGGTTCTCCGCTTCAAGACACCTGAAGAACGCCGTGCCCTAGCACTTAAGGCGTGGGAAACCAAACGAAAGAAGTTCCAATGACAGAACTTGAAGAACGACAAGCCGTAGTAGATGAAGCCAGAAGTTGGATTGGTACCCCTTACATTCCATCGGCGTCTATCAAACACGTGGGGGTAGACTGCGCCATGATCATAGCCAAGGTGTATGAAGCCGT